TACTCTGATGAAACGGGATATGAATACCCCTGCCATTATAAAAGCTGTTCCGTGTCCGAGTTTTACGCCTCTGATAAAATATGGCTCAAATTTACTGTTACCGTATGCTTCATTTCATTCAGGCTTGAAGACGATGAATTTGTGCTTGCCACGGAAACACGGGATTTGGTTGTGACAGAAGACGGGGAGTTTGCGATTGACTTACGAAAAATAATATGACATTATGGGATTGAAAAGAATTAAAATCAGCGAATTAACCCTTTCCGAC